CCTTTATTTCTTTCAAAAACCCGACTCTCATAATAATCATTTATACAATAATTTACAACACTATCTTCAAACTCTTTAATTCCAAACAAAAATTTTTCAAATTGATACCTATCATCTTGAGGTACATTTGTAATAATTTGTTTTGCTATTTTATTAATGTTCATTATTGTTTTCTTTCCTCTAACAGCAAGAAGTTTTCTTATACTCTGGCTTACATTTTTTCTTCTGTTGGAAGTATCATATCCACAAGCAGGGCATTTCTTCATTGTGTAATACTTTCTTTGCATTTTGGACAAGTCTCCTTTGGTTTTCCATATGAAGGAAAGTTCTCGTAATAATTAGTTCTCATTACTTGCCTTTTCTTTTTACTATTTGGAGCTTCCCAACATACAGAACATACCAAACAATGTTTTACTCGTTGATCTGCTAATCTAGCATCAAATTCGAATCTAGCTTTTTCACTCTTCATTGTCTTTCCAAACATTACAATGTTCCTTACATTCTGAGCAAATGTCTGTGTCATCATACACTTTTGCTCCACAACATTCTGATCTATTCATTTTTTATTCTCACTTCAGTTTGTCCAGCCCATCTTACTGTTTTAAAACCAACATCACTTGAATTTTTAGCACATACAATAGTAGCTGCCTCTGTATGATCTAAAACAATTGCTAGGTTGTCTGATTCAGTTTCTACAAGTTGGCCAGGTTCAACATCTTTAATATATACAAAACCTTTTTGTGGTTTCCATTCAGGTTTATCAATCATCGCAGACTTCGCAAGGTCTTTGATTTTCTTGAGTTTCTTTTTCCATTTGGTTTTTGGTTTCATTGTCTTTCTCTCCTTGTATTATATCTGTTCTTATCTGAATAAAATCTTGCTTTATCTTATGCGTAAACATACTATCTGCATCAAAATGTTCAGCTGCTTCTTCGGTAAATTGCAAAGCATTAATTACCATTTCTATTTCAGATTTAGTTAATTTAATTACTGCACTTGATTCTTTCATTTTATTTCCTTAATTAATTATTTTTACTTCCATTTTTCCAATCATTCATAACTGTTTCTATTGATACATTTCTTGCATTTGCTTCTTCTTCCATTCCGTCATAATCAATACTATCTACATTATCTTCAATCCAATCAGCTATTTCTTTAAAAGTATTTTTTTCAGTATCATTTAATTCAATTATGCAATCTAGTATTTCATCGCAGTCAGAGATAAAAGGAAGGTTATAATCGTTAATTAGGTCTTTATTGATATTGGGTACATCTTTTATTTTATCAATTGGAACACCTACAGCTACCAAACCTACTCCGATTGCACAAAATCCATATTCATCACACAAAACTTCAGTTGTTTGTTGATATTTTTTACTTTCAAGAGCATTTATCCATTTTCTTCTAAATTCTTGAGGTAAATGCATATTATTTGTTTTAATCATTTCGTCTCCTATAAAATGAGGGTGATGCCGAGAGAGAGACGAGTTCGGAGAGTATGGGTTGAATACACACCACCCTCGTCTCAAAATTACTTAGAATATATAAATTCTTTCAAGTAAAATCTCTCAACGTTTTGGTTATTTAGAAAGGTACATCGTCATCCATCTCATCTTGAGATAGTTTTTCTCCACCTTTCCATAATGTAACTTCTTTTGCTTTTAATACAAACTTACGTTCTTGTTGATCTACAGGTAGATCTTTTGTATCTCTTGTAACATAAGAATGTGTTTCTAGTTTGATATTAACAGGAAGTCCTATAACATCTTCTTCTTCCACAAGAACAAGTTTCTTTTTACCATCATCTTCTTCAAGTTCTATATTAAGACCTTCAAGCAGTTTAAAGTATCTACTATTTTTGTTAGCAGATTCTGATGTAGTAAATACAAAGAAACCATTATCGTAGTATTTTCTACCCGGCAGATGTGTGCAATTAGTGTGCATTTCATTACCATCTTTATCAACAAGAGGTATTTTATTACCATTCACATCTTTTCTATGCTTGTACCCATCCATCTCATATAGAGGTTGAGTAAGATCAGCAGCTTCATCTGCAATTGTATAAGACATATTAACAATGATAGCTTCTCCCGCTCTAGTCATCACTTCTTTAGTATCAAGACTTGATATGTGAGCAGGATATGTACCTTCTTCAACAGGTACAAATGCATCTTGTTTTTTACTGTCAAACAATACACCTTCTAGTTCTCTTGCCATTTTATTCTCCTTATTTGTTATTTGTAGTTGTGTATTTAGTTAATAGTTTATCGTATTCAGTTTGGAACTTTATCATTTCTTTTGATGGTTCTAGTCCTTTGCCTCCACGAAAGTAGAGGCTTGGGATTACATAAGTACCATTAGCAGTTTTGATATATCTTTTTACTGATGTTCTTTTAGTTGATATAGAATTACTATTTTTCAACTCTTTTACAGCAGAAGCTGATAGCTTACCACTTTCTTTTAGTCTGTCAATATCAGACTGTTTTACCTTTCCCATTAATCGTCTCCTTTTATTTTGTTTTGTATATGTACATCTACTTGAGATTCTAGTTCTTCTGGCAATGGATGTGGATCTTCTTGCATACTGAATGTATGAAATGAAGGGTTTACCACAAGCGTCTTGCCAGTTTGTAGTGTTTTAAATGTCATCATTGGTTTTCCGTTGAATTGCTTTTTACCAGTGAATATCATCTGACTGAACTCACGCCCATCAGAAGTACCCACAGCATACACTTCGCCTTCTACCAATAAATAATCATTATTTTGATGTATCCTTTTCATTTAGTTTATCTCTCTCTCTTTTTAGTTTAGACAACGAACCATTATAGTTCGATGTATTTAGTTTCTGGTCTTTGATTAGTTTATGTATCTGTTCCATTTTTGATTCACTTATTTCAGATGCTACTACAAGAATCTCGTTTTTCATTTCATCTGATAATTCAAGATCTTCAATCTGATTTCTGTACACATCATCTGCAATATTCAAATACATATTCATTGCTTTCTTCATACAATCTGTATTAGCAGCTTTGATGTCATTACCTATATCTACGAAATCTCCAGTGCCTCTCTTAGTTTGTATTCTATGAGCTGCTACCATATCTCCAGTTCGCCATATACCTTCATCATACCACTTCAATCTACCATGCACTACATAGGCAGCACTACCTAAGTTTTCTGTCTTTACAATTTCCCAAGACCAGCCTGCATATTCTTTATCTGCAATTTCCCTCATGTATCCAATCTCTACATAATCCTGTCCCTGTCTTTGTTTGACAAAAGGAGAGGGAGTAGGAGTAAAAGATACTTTCTTGTGTTTTTGTGTGATTGCTTTTCTTATTTCGTTTGTTGTTGATAACGTAGATTCATCTACTATTATCTGTGTGTTATTACTCATTGTTATCCTTTGTTTATTTTATTGGTGTTGGACAGACGTCACTATAACTACAATATCTACATTCCCAATCTTCAAAAGGTGTTCCATATCCTACGCCTGGTTCTAGTTCATCAGCAAGATGAAACTCTTCTCCAAATTCATCAAGTATCATATTCGTATCTTCCCAATATTCTTTTGCTTCTTCAATGTAAGAACGATTAACAAGTTGTTCTTTCATCATAGAAGTATTCTTATTGTACCAGATAAGAAAAAGATTTACTTTTTCTATTTTCGGGTTTTGTGATATTGCAAGACCATAAGTACCCAACTGTAACTTATAGTTTCTGTCTGTTGTTTTGACTCGGTTGTCTTTCCGACCAAACTTTGTTGTCCATTTGTAAGCTGCAACAGTTTTGTAATCATATATATCAAATACATTATGTCTTCTTTCACCTAGATCAAATGTTCCTACAACATTAAATTTAGGTATAGATACTTTTTCTTCAATATATATATCTCTCTGAGGATTGTCATCTTGTATTTTAGACATTGCTTTTTCTAAGTCTTCATGTACAATTGTACCAAGACGTAAGAGCCTCAACGATTTATCATCAAGGCCCTTTGTCTCATATCCAAAGAAAGAATACATTTGCTTTCTGTAACAACTACCAGCAGAAGAAGCATGAAACTCTTCATTTTCTCTTTCTGCTTGTCTATCATTATTAACATCTGATAGATATTTATTGTATGATTGTATTATATCCATAGTCTCTCCTTATGTACTCTAAATTTAACAATATTAACATTTACTATCAACAGTTGAATTCAAATATAACTTAAATTTGTTCAAATGTTCTGCGCTCTTTTTATTGCCACCAATGTTAAATCTCAATGGTTTATCTAACATCCACAAACCTTTTGGTGTAAAAGGATTACGTTTGTCATACAATGTAGTCCATTTCCAATCATATAATGTGAAAACTTTATTACCATTAATAAATGCATATTCTCCAGATACTTTGTAATCGTCTCCCATATTTGGTTTACCAAATGTTTTAACAACATTCTTTGGTATTAGATCTATTTCACCTTGATAAAAAGTTCCACATATTATATTCTGATCATCTGATAGAAAAAATTCCATTATAACTCCTGTTCTTTTATTATATACCAATACTTTCTGCCAGCGTCATCATCCCATACTGACATTTCTTGTAGTATATTAAATGTGTTGTTTGATACTCTTGCTATATCTCCTTTTGCTATAGGTTCAAAGTAACCTACAACTAGAGATCTTTTAAACTCATGTGTTCTAAATTCTATATCTTTATATCCATACAAGGTAAGTAATAGTTTTATCTTACCTTCCGCATCTTTCTGCATACCATCTACTTCGTCAACAGGAACAATAGCATTAACTGTTCTCTTTGAATAAGGACATTTCTTTTTATCAAATGTAGTTAGTTTACCATCTTTCTTGAGATCGTTCACTCTACCACTTACTGCATTTATTTCATATTCTGTTATAGCACATATCTCACGAAGAGACATACCCTTGCTATGTATATTATAATGTTCTGTTACAACTCTCATAATATTGTGTTTTTGTGTATAAGATACACCTTCTTCATTTATTTCTTTGTATGCTTGTTTACTTGTTTGTGTTACCATGTTACTTCTCCTCTTTGTTTAGTTCATCGAACCCAAGAGCAAACTTAAGAGATTGTATTCTACCTGCGCATACATCCGCTAACGTTTTATTATTTTCATAATCTCTCATAAGATGTTCTCTCATGCTCAATTCTTTTTCTAGTGCAATTATTAGTTCATCTTTTGTTTTTACTTTTAACATTATTTATCCTTTTGTTTATTTTAATAAGGTTGTTGATATTCATCATCGTATTCGCCATCAAAATCGGAAGCGTCGCCAAATTTTTCGATATATTCTTTTATTAAACCTTGTTGATGTATTTCATTTAATAATTGTGTAGTTAAATAATTACTAACATCTTCTATTGTACGATCTATGAAATATGAATAGTGTACTTTACCTACAAACCATTTAATTACATCATCATGAATATCATCTGTTATTATTCGAGGTGTATAAATCATAATGTTTATCCTTTTATTTAGTTTAAAATTTTTGCCTACATCCGACTCCAACGGATCGTAACGGAGCCACAGCTGAATGGAGCAAATAAACAACTGTTGCGTTAGATAGGCAATGGTATAGTTTGTATTCATCACTCTATACTTTTCACTCGTTAAACGACGTTACTAAGAAATAGGTGTCAACTATTAGCATCACTATACACTTCACACTAATAGCTGTTACTAGTAATAATTTAGGCACTGCTGTAGACGATGCGGAGTCTATATCCTACACATATTGTAGTTGTGAGTAGAAGGGAACAGTGCCTATTAAGTTTAATAATTTTGATGTCCATGTAATTCCATGTGGCAATTAGCACAAAGAACAATACATTTCTTAATCTCATCAAATATCTTTTTAAGTCCGAAACCATTACTAATCATATTACCAACATTAGCTTCTTTTGTATGATCGTGATGATGAAATTGTAATGCCCAAGTAGAAAACTTCTTTCCTCTTGATTTATGAGAATAACCACAACTTCCACAACTTAACTGTTGCTTGTACTCTCTAACCTTTCTAGCTTTCTCCATTCTTCCATTAGGTGTTTTCTTTTTGTGATCCCAATAGCATCCATGCTTTGTGCAATAGTATCTTCTGTAAGGATTACCTGACTTGTCAAACATACCAGTTTTAGCAAACTCTGATAAGTTCATACTAGTATTACATCCTTTGCAAGTTCTTGTTTTTGTCATTTTATGCTCCTTTGATTGTTTATACCCAAGTTATCGTAGAATGTAGTATATATAGAGGAAATATATTCTTGCTACACATACCACACTCTATCGACAGTTAATAATAGCAGTTAGCTAAGAAAAAGTAGGCATAAAGCCTACTCTTCCCAAGCCAAAGCTGGTATAACTACTTCTTCTTCTTCTGCTAACAACGAAGGATGACCATCAGACATACACAATGTATTTAGAAATTCTAGATCCATTTGTAATTCTCTCTTAATATCATTCTTACTCTTAGACTGTTGCTTAGTAAAAGAATCCCAACCTCTGCGCACATCAGCAGTTCTGAACTTATGAAATGCAATAGTTTTAAGACTCTTAGCTTGATGCTTGTAGTCTTCGTATGTTGTAAGCGCTTCTATTTCTCTAGCCATAATGTTTCTCCTTTTTATTGACTAATTAAATAAATTATTAAAATAATAATTAAAATAGAAAATAACGTAAAAGTTATTTACGAAAACCCCCATATAGGGGGTATATAATGGGAAAAAGGCTACATATCAAAATCCTACAATTTTTTTACTAAATAACTGGGGTAACTACTTGTATTAGTTTGCATAATAGTTTAAATTAATGGGTGGTTGGGTCGGGATAAATAAAAGGTGTAATTAAAAATGTCTGAAGTAATAAAAGGTTTATCAAACTTAACAGTCTCAGAACAAGAGAGAATACTAAGTAAATTATCACAGGATTTAGTTCCTGTAGAAATAGACGACAAAGTATACCTTGTACCCAGAGAAGTAGACGAATTAATAGATAGTTTATCTGCTCAAGTTATGTTATTAACTGAACATCAATTTAAATGGCAGAAAAAAGAAAAATCAAAAATATAGAACATTATGTCTATGAAGACATAGACGAGTTTAGAGAGACGTATCCAAATACAATAGTGCATCCAGATTGGCGAAAAGCAGAAGAAGGCGATTGGGTTATAAGTGATGATGATAGGATTGTACAATTGTTAAAAGTCAAAACAAACGTTAATCATCATTCAGATACAAAAAATTATAACTATGCAAACGGATGGGTGCGAACTGTAGTAGGTAGTTTTATTAATAAACCTAGTACAAAAATGGATACAGATTTTAATAATCATCCTAATAGATATACATTTTCTACAAAAATAAAAAATACTGCGGATAATTTTCGCAATAGAAAAAAAGTTACAAATAAAGAAAAACAATTTGCTACAAACGTAGTAATAGGAATGGGAGCTGTAGAAGCATATAAAAATGCTTACAAAGAAGTCTCAGAACAAAAAGCAAGAAAAAAAGCAACCGTACTTTTAAAACAGGAAAGAGTTATGGAAGAAATACAAAAGTCTGTATTAGATGTTGCAAAAGGATTAGGGATAGACCATGAGTATATTCTTAGTAAATTAAAACATCTTGCAGATTATAGTGAAGATGATAATATTATATTACAATCAACAAAAGAATTAGGTAAAGTCATAGGTACATCTAATAATACTATTAAACAAAAAGAAGTAGGATTAATAGGTATGTTTGAAGGGTTTTCTCCTGAACAATTAGAAGGTGCTAAAAGAAATGAATTACCTATTGAAACAAAACAAATAAAATCCGAGGAATAAAATGGGTGTAACTCAAGGAATTGTAAAAGATAATGATGGAAATGTTATATGTTGTTATCATTGCGGTTCTAGAAATATACATAAAAGTGGATTCTTATATAGAGCTAATTCTAAAAAACAACAATGGAAATGTATGGCATGCGGTAAAAAAACAGTTAGACCTACTATATTAGAAAAAAGTCCATTTAAAGTAGAAGAGAGAGATCCAGAGTCTATACCAATAGAAGAACTTATTGAGTTTAGAAAAAAACAATACAAACAAAAAAAGACATCTAAGGAAAATAGAAAACTTGTAAGAATTGACATAAACATAGATGGGCCAATAGGAATTGCACATTTTGGTGATCCTCATGTAGATGATGATGGTACAGACTTATCTCAAATTATTCACTACATGACTTTAATTAATAACACAAAAGGAATGTTTGCTGGTAATCTTGGTGATATACAAAATAATTGGATAGGAAGATTATCTGCATTGTATGGGCAACAATCTACAAGTGCTAAAGAATCATGGAGACTTACTGAATACTTTGTAAATAAATTAAATTGGTTATACTTAGTAGCAGGAAATCACGATGTTTGGTCAGGTGATGGTGATCCATTAGATTTTATTATGAGAGATCATCAAGGTCTATATGAAAAGTGGGGAGCAAGGATGAGACTTGTATTCCCTAGTGGTAAAGAGATACGAGTTAATGCTAGGCACACATTTAAAGGAAATAGTATTTGGAATACTGCTCATGGCGTAGCAAAAGCAGCTCAGATGGGATGGAGTGATCATGTGCTTACTTGTGGACATACTCATGTATCTGGATACCAAGTTGTTAAAAGTCCTTCTAGTGGATTAATTAGCCATGCATTGCAAGTAGCATCGTTTAAGATTATGGATAGTTATGCAGATAAATTAGGATTAGATGATAAAAATATATTTAATTGTCCTGTTACAATTATAGATCCTAGATATGAAGACGATGACAATAGATTAATTACAACAATATTTAATCCAGAAACAGCATGTAAATACTTAACATACTTGAGAGAAGACTATGCAAAAAAGAGATAGTAAACATTTTTTAGATAATGTTCCAGATAAAATGGAATTAGATGAAGCTATTATAATGCTTAAAAATTTAAATAGTAAAGTCAGAAAAGAATTTAATCTTTATAGTATGTCTTCTAAAACATATACAAATATATTAAGAATGAGAAAAATAATAGAAATGTTACCTATACCTGAAAAAATGGAGACAACATGAAATCTAAAAAACCTTTAACAAAACATGATTTAAAAAGAAAAATAAATGATTTGCAAAAAACAATTCTTTTTATAGCAGATAGATTACAAAGATTTGAAGTTGTATTTAATGATTTTGTAGATATGACAAAACAAGCTAAAAAGTTAGAAAAGTATTTAGATGACAAATATAAACAAACGGAACGTAAACAAAGCTGAAGAAGCATTACAATTAGCATATAAAGATCTTATATCGTTTGGTAAGTTATTTTTACCAGATGACTTTATGCGTAGTGAAACTCCATTCTTTCATTACGAAATAGCAGATGCGATAGATGATAGAAATGTAAAGCAAACTGCAATTATTGTACCTAGAGGACATGGCAAAACAGTTTTAACAAAAGCATCTATTATTAAAGATTTTGTTTTTGCTAAAAAAGAAAACTTTTTATTTTATGCATGGGTATCCGCTACCCAAAAATTAAGTGTAGGTAATATGGATTATATTAAATATCACTTAGAAAATAATGATTCAATTAAATATTACTTTGGGCAAATGAAAGGTCGAAAGTGGACAGAAGAGGACATAGAACTTTCCAATGGATGTAAACTTATTAGTAAAAGCAATGTCGCAGGAATTAGAGGAGGTGCAAAACTACACAAAAGATACGACCTCATCGTACTTGACGACTTTGAACACGAAGCAAATACAATCACTAAAGAAGCTAGAGACAAAAATGCTAACCTTGTTACCGCTGTTGTGTACCCTGCTATTGAACCCCACACTGGTCGTCTTAGGGTTAATGGTACTCCTGTTCATTATGATTCTTTTATAAATAACTTATTAAATAAATATGCTAAATCTAAAAAAGATAAAAAAGAATTTGCTTGGAAAGTAATTACATATAAAGCATTAATAGATGAAAAAACTCCATTATGGGAAGGATGGTTTCCATATTCTAAAATACAAGAAAAGAAAAAGTTTTATTCTGATTCAGGACAACCTCAAAAATTTTATCAAGAATATATGATGGAAGTACAATCTGAAGAAGATGCAATATGGAGAAGAGAACATATAAGATATTGGGAAGGGTATTTTAAACATGAAGATGGCGTTAATTACATTGTTAAAGATGGGTCTGATATTCCTATTAATACATTCATTGGTTGCGACCCAGCAACAGATATTGATACAAAACATAGTGACTTTTCTGTAATAACAGTTATAGGAATAGATGCAAATAATGAACTATATGTATTAGAATATGAAAGGCATAGAAGTATTCCTACGATTGGATCTAAGAATCCTGAGACTGGTGAATTGTTTGGAAAGAAAGGAGTTGTGGATATAATCCTAGAACTTCATCAAAAATATAATTGTATGTCATCTACTGTAGAAGACGTTGCAATGAATAGAAGTATATTTCAAGCATTAAATGATGAAAGAAGACGATTAAATAAATTTGATATATCTGTTATTCCACAAAAACCTGGCGGAACACAGAAAAGAAATCGCATATATTCTGGACTTTCGGCTCGTTTTAGTACAGGAACAGTACATTTACGAAGAAATATGTTTGATTTAATTAACGAAATACTTACTTTCGGCCCTAAAATGGCTCACGATGATACAATTGAGAGCCTTTATTACGCACAAATACATTCTTTTCCTCCAAACATGAAAAAGGATAAAGAAAAAAGAAGTTGGTTTAAACCAAAAAGAAAAGCAAAAAGTTGGTTAGTGTCTTAAAAGGAGTATAAAATGAAATATGGTAAAAAATCAATGACCAAAAAAAAAGCATCAAAAAAATCTAAACCTAAATCTAAAAAGAGATATTAATGTATAAATTTGGTAAGAGAAGTAGGCAAAGATTAAAAGGTGTAGATCCTAGACTTGTTAATGTTTTAAATGAACTTATTAAAATTATGGATGTTACTATTATTGAAGGACTGAGGAGTAAGGAGCGGCAACAGGAATTATTAGCACAAGGGAAAACTAAAACTAAGTATTCCAAACACATACAAGGAAAAGCTGTTGATCTCGCTCCTTACCCGATTAATTGGGATGATAGAGAAATGTTTCACTATATGGGTGGAATGTTAAGAGGTCTTGGTAAAGCAATGGGATTAAAGATTCGTTGGGGCGGCGACTGGGATAGTGATGGGGATATACACGATAATAATTTTGATGACTTAGTTCATGTAGAGATAAGGGATTAAAATGCCAAGAGTAACAAAAAAATCTAAAGCACAAATAAATAAACAAATATGGGATAAGGCAAATAACTCTCATAGACAAAGATGGCAG